CGCTCATGAATAATGCACGTAAGCAGAAACTCCCGCGTATTATCCACAGAAGCCCACAAATTACTGGTCCGCGGAACCCGCGTAACGGAATACCCGGCATCGGAAAGCGCCGCGTCCTGGGGAATCAGGTGAATGTCCCTTCTGGCGCCGTCATGCGGCACGATACACCCTGCGCAACGCCCCCACATGGCTTCATGCTCCCTCACCACGCCGATATAATGGGAAATGGGTTGCTGGTGCGCCGTGTAATTATCCAGCAGCAGCCACTTCCCGCGCCCGTCAGGCTGCACCCACCAAATAGACATGTAATCACCAATGCCGAAATCCCAGACTGTATAAATGGGCCGGTGAGGATCCGGCTCGAACGGGGCTTTCAAATGACCGCGTTCCCGCAGGGCGTTTATCTGTGAAGAATAAATAGTGCCGTCCGTAATAGGATTCAGCGCCTCGTCCGGCGTGGAAGGATACTCCTGCTTCATCCGGCTGCGCTGCACGCGCTCCATAGAGCAATACCAGGCCCGCTGCCCAGGCGATAGCGTGGTATGGCATTCTTTTTCGATAGAGGAAAAATATTTGAGCTGTTCCGCTGTTGGATGGGGTTCTCCTTCCAGCATATATTCCGGGTGCCGGAACCAGGGGAAAAAATAGAACTTAAAATCCAGGAGGGAAAGCGGCTTGCCGATCATATCCATAGCCCCAATAATCTGCTCGTAATTGATGCCGTACTTCCCGCCCTCATGCGTGGACTCCATGTAAATACGGCAATTCTTGCCTACCGTATTAAGCGACCCGGTAATAATTTCCGTGGCCCGCACCGGATCATGCGCCGCAATGTACCCCAGCTCGGAAACATGCAGCAACTGCATCGTGCCGCCGCGCCCGGACGCGCTCACAATCACTGACGAGCCATTGGCGAATTCAATGGACTGCTGCTTGATTTTAATGCCGGCATGGTACGCTTTCAGCATGGATCCAATCCGGGCCAGCTCCACATCCAAATCCGTCGGATTCTCCGGCAGGATGTCCAGTCGTTGAAAGGCAAACGCAATCTTCGCAACCTTCGCCTCCGCGTCCGTAAGAGTCTTGTCCACAATAGCCGCCTTAAACTGCGGGCGAAACAGGCACATATCCAGAATCAGCATGGCAATATACGTAGAAAGCCCCAACTGGCGCACTTTCAAAATATTATTGCGCGTATGGGCCGTATCGTGCAACTCCCGCTGCGCCCAATTCATCCTGAACCGGACGGGGCGCCCATCCTTGTCAATAATCCAGTACAGGTGATTCAGCCGGGCGGCAGAATCGGAAAGAAACCTTTTCAGCACATCCGCCTGATCCGGCGTCAAAGGAGTATCATTTGCATCCACAAAGGCACCATGCCACGGGCGCCCACACCCCCGCTATATAGGGAATCCTACAATCTAACCGGACAAAAAAAGGGCGGCTTTTCTATTGCTCCCCTTTCTCGATCGACTCCATCACGGCGGAAAAAGAAGTACCCACGGCCACATTCACCTGAACGGCCTGTTCTGGCTGGGAATATCCAGCCAGCTTGCTATAAAGCTCCAGGCCCTTCAATTTATCTCCGTCCCGCTCCGCATCATCCACCACATCCAGCACCCTCTTCATTACCTCCTGCCGCGTCAGAATGGCCGGAAGATCCTTCCGCAACGCCGGCGCCTGCTCCGTTGCCTGTCTCAAGCGTGACAACTCTGTGACAATTTCCGGCTTCCGTGACAGCCTTGACGCCTTCTGCCTTGCCGCCGCGTCCGATAAATCGCTTCTGTTAAACGCCTTTTTAACTGCCTCGCCCTTTGTCACACCCGTAACAACCAGGGCGCACCAATCCAATTCCTCCTTGCTCAACCCGCCATCCGTCATATCTCGCCAATTTGATTCCGCATCCGATTTAACACGCCTCGTCCCTCCTTTGTCAACCTCCACATCTTGCCGCTGCCCGGTTCCTCTCTGTATGTAATCCAGCGGTCTTTCCGGTTCTGCGCTTCGTGAATAAGCATCCGCACAGCCTTGATTCCAAGGCGGCGCTCCAAAGCCAAAGAAGAAAGCTCCCCTTCGTCCAATTCGAGCAACAAAAGATACATGGAAATGGAACATTCCCTGTTCTGGCGCAACAGGGCACGCAGAACATTTTTCAGCCTCATCCTTTTTGAGAAAAGAAACTCTGACTGCTTCATCTCCCTTCCTCCCTTCTCATATACCGTTCAAAACAATAATCCGGCGCATCCTTGACCCGGCACACCACGTTATTGCCGCGGTAGAGTCGTGAGGCAATCCGGGCATCCAGATGTTCCCCGATATGCTCCGGCAGCAGGTTAGACGTGAGCATCGTCCATTTCCCCAGCCGCCCATCGACAACACGGTTCAGGGCGGAAAGAATAGCGGGAGAAGTATTCTCCGCGCCAATATCATCCAGAATCAGTACGTACACCTCTTTAACCAAATATTCAATAAACGCCCAATCCCCGGAACGAAGCATGGAAACCACCTTCTGCCACTTCCAAAGCTGAATGGGCAACGTGGGGCGTGATTTAGTCAGCGCATCCCTGGCAGCCTCCGCCAGATGCGTCTTGCCCACCCCGGAAGCCCCCAGCAGGGACAGCCAGCGGCGCGGACGAACCTTATTAACGATATCGTTAATAAACCACTGCACTTCCCGGTGCATGGCCTGCACCTCCGGGTGAACGGACTCGTCAAACCCGCCCATATCGTACCGTACCAGCTTGTAACTGCGGACAATCCCGTCCTGGGAAGGCATCACGGAAACCTGCCCGGCCAAACGTTGAATATCATCCATCATTCGTACCTCCTTCCCGCGTTGGCGTCATTCCGCCCAGACGAACCTTGATGTCCCCGCTGCGCATTATTCGTGACCCAGGAACGGGCATACTTCCGGGCTGCCGGCTTCCAATCGGCAAGAGGAATCCCCTTGCTGTCCCGCCATCCACGGGCGCTGAAATCATCAAAAAACGACTCTGCGCACCGTTTCAACTCGTCTCCCTTGGGAGCCATAAGCTGGGCCGCCATGAAAAGCCGCACATCCTCCGCGTCCCGCGGGAACTGCTCTATGCCTCGGCTTACAGGTAATTTCTTCGCATTCGCATCCGTCTTCGTCTCCGTCTCCGAATACGCATTCGCATAAGTAACGGGTTGAGGCGAATCGTTACGACCTGTTACGAGTTTCCGCAGTTCGTATTTCTTGTCGGAAACTTTCAGCACTTCGTAACCGTTCGGAAGCGGCCATTTGGGCATGGACTTCCCCTGCTGGTCGAACCCCAGAATCATCAAGTATGGCTTCTCATTATGAGAATAAAGCAGAATAAGCCCCGCGGCCTCACACGCGGAGAGGCAGCGTTGAATATTGCACTCGCTCATCTTATCGAGTTGGAGAGGATACAACGCAGAACGGAGAATGGGCGTCCTAGCGTCATAAAGGCCGTAATCGTCTGCCACAGACATCAGGCGTCGGTAGAACACCTCGGCCTCCCACGAAAGAGAGGCGACGCGCCCTGATGTCAAAATAGCATCTCTTATCAATCGTGTAGGCATATCAAAAAAGCGTCAGTTGGGGGTTGTAGTTCGTGAATCGTTCGAGTAAAACCCGGAATGCAGTTGCCGCCACTGCAGGAACTTGCCCGTTGCCAAGGGCTTTAAGCTCGTCCACTTCTGGGGCCACCCCATCATCAGGGCGGCGAAAGACGCTGACACACACATCCCCCTGACTCGCTTCCCACCGCTCCTGACATAGAGATATGCCAGGTAATCTTCCAAATTCCCTTTTGGTTTGCCTTCCTCCGCTCTCTTCCAACACAGTCCATATTTGGCGATACATGCACGCATGGTGGGCAAGAAGCCATAATCTGGCGCGGCGATGGGGTAATCCAACGGCGTCAGCTCCCAGCACACACCATGCAGCATCATACCCGATGCGGGCAAGGTCACCGAGGATTCTGGCAAGTCCTCTTCCCACAAGCAGAGGTGAGTTTTCCAGGAATGCGAATTCCGGTCGTACTTCATTGATAATTCGGTGCATTTCCCGCCAGAGGCCGGAGCGGGCGCCGTCAATGCCGGCGCCTTTTCCTGCGGCTGAAATGTCCTGGCACGGGAAGCCTCCAGATACCACGTCAACAAGGCCGCGCCACGGTCGTCCGTCAAAGGTTCGTACGTCATCCCAAACCGGGAAAGGCGGGAGTAAGCCGTCATTCTGTCGGGCGAGCAGTACGCTTGCGGGATAGGGTTCAAGTTCGACAGCGCAAACGGTGCGGAATCCGAGCAGCTCGCTTCCAAGTATGCCTCCACCAGCGCCCGCGAAAAGATGTAGCTCATTCACTCTCCCTCCTTTCCATTCATCAGGTTAAATTCTGGCTGTTCCCACATGACTCCACACTCACACGG